CCCTCGCATTAAAGGGCTTGAAGAATACTTTAAAGATGAAAATGAAATTATATTTTATGAACACGGCAACCTTGAAGATCTAAAAAATAAAATAGATAAGTACTTGTTAGACGGTGTATCAAGAGAAGCAATCAGACTTAACGGACATGAGAGAACAAAGAAAGAGCACACATATGTTCATAGATGGGCTAGCATTTTAGAAACTTTAAATATAAAATGAAATATTTAGTTACAGGTGGTGCTGGTTTTATTGGATCAAACCTTGTTGATAAGTTAATTAGTCTTGGTCACGATGTTGTTTGTATTGATGATGAGTCTGCAGAGTGTCATGAGCAGTTTTATTGGAATGATAAAGCGCAAAACTATAAATATGATATTTGTGATTATGACCTAATTGCACCACTCTTTAAAGATGTTGACTGCGTATTTCACGTAGCATCTGATGCAAGAATACAGCCAGCAATATTAAATCCTAAAAAATCTATTCAATCAAACGCAGTAGGAACAGCCAATGTTCTTGAACTTTGTAGGGTTAATAATGTAGATAGATTAATCTATTCAAGCACATCATCTTCCTATGGCAAAAAGGCTTTGCTTCCAAACCAAGAAACACAATCCCCTGATCCACTAACTCCATACTCTGCTGCTAAAGTTTTTGGTGAAAACCTTGCAAGAGTTTATTATAATCTTTACGGATTAAAAACAATATCCCTTAGATACTTCAATGTGTATGGAGATAGACAACCATTAAAAGGTCAATACGCACCAGTAATAGGACTATTTTTAAAACAATATCATGAGTCAAAACCATTGACAGTAGTTGGAGATGGATCTCAGCGTAGAGATTTTACTCACATATCAGACGTAATACAGGCAAACATTCTTGCATCTGAAGTTGAAAATGGATTTGGTGAAGTGTATAACATTGGGTATGGAAGTAACTACTCTATACTTGATATTGCTAATATGATCTCAAATGATATTAAATTTATCCCGCCAAGAATTGGTGAAGTGCAAGAAACTCTTGCGTCTAATGCCAAGTTTAAAGATTTAACTGGATGGATGCCAAAGGTATCACTAATAGAATGGTTACAGAAATGACCGAAATGAAAAAAGTAACGATAAATGGTGACTTTGAAATTACATTGCCAGAACATCGTGCAGCACGTCCTGATTGGTATCAACCCCATGGTTGGGAAAAGCCAAGGCTAAAACATATGTCAGAAAACATTTCATCTGGAGATGTTATGTATTATGTTGGTGCAGAAGAAGGAGAGATGCCTGCTTTGTGTCAAATGTGGGGATCAGAAGTTGTTTTATTTGAACCTAATCCAAAGGTTTGGTCACACTTTCCATTGCTTTGGAGTGCAAATAACTTAGAGATGCCACTGGCTTCTATTCCTGGTTTTGCATCTGATGTAGATAATAAACTTGCACGTATATATTATGATGCATGGCCTCCAGAGGCTGATGCTCCTATTGAGGCTTCACATGGATTTAAAGAACTACAATATGAAGCAGATAAATATGGTCAAACAAAGATTGATACTCTTGTTTATGAAAAAGGAATGAAGCCACCAACAGCAATATCCCTTGATGTTGAGGGTAGTGAATGGAGGGTCCTAGGAGGGGCTGAGAGGGTCCTTAAAGAGCATAGACCCAAGATTTGGCTATCTGGACACCCAGAATTTATGATGATGTATTGGAAAGAATATCTGTATGATTTAAGACAATTTATTAAGGGTATTGGCTACAAAGAAACCTTGCTTGACTATCAGCATGAGGTACACTTATTTTATGAACGATCTTAAAGCATATCTTTATTCAGTTAATCAAGAAGATTGTGCTGCTGATAAATGGGATTACGGTTTATTAAAACAATTTTTTAATAAAAACAAGATTAAACCAGACAGAGTAACAACTTTGCCCAATGTAGATAGAGCCTTTGTTGTGATTCCTGGACCTCAAAATGTAGATTATGAAGATCAAATATCTAAAGAGTTAAATAAAATAGGCAGGGTAGTTTTATTTATTACTGGAGATGAAAGTGCTACCTTTAAGGTTGATAAGATAAAGCATGACAATATTGAGATTTGGATTCAATACCCGCACAGAAAACATTCACAATATAATAAATTAGCATTGGGTGTTCCACAACACCTATCAAATAATTTACCAGAGTATCAAGATAAATCGTATGATGTATTTTTTTCGGGACAGATAACTCATCAAAGAAGACAAGAACTTGCAACTGTTATGCCTGACATACCAAACTCTTTTTATAATCCAACTAATGGGTTTGCAGAAGGACTAAAACCAAAACAATATTACGACAAAATGTTTTTATCAAAGATTGTTCCTTGCCCTAGCGGAGCAATGGTTATTGATTCATTTAGATTCTATGAAGCAATTGAAATGCTTTGCTTACCAGTAGGAGATAAATTAGATTCAAAAATGCAACGCACAGATTTTTTTAATTTTTTATTTCAAGGTGAGCACTCAATAAATACTGTTGAAAATTGGCAGAACTTACCTAAGTTATTGCCTGAATTATTAAATAACTATACATCTGAAATGCATCAAGTAGTTTGTTGGTGGATTAAATATAAAAGAGATTTATTTAATGAATTAATGAGGCAAGCAAATGCATAAAAGAGATATAACAATTGTTATGGCTACATCTGTAATTCCAGATCACCCAAGTACAAAGATGATAGAACAAACCATTAGTGATATTCGTGTTCATTTTCCAGACAATGAAATTATTATGCAAATAGATGGTCTTAGGGAAGAACAACAAAACCGTAAAAAAGATTACGATGAATATAAAAATCGTATTTTGTGGAAGTGTTTACATGAAGATAAAAACATTTTACCTTTTGTATTTAAAGAACATAGCCATCAAACCAACATGATGCGTCAAACAATTACTGAAATTAAAACACCTCTATTACTTTATGTTGAAGGTGATGCTCCTTTAACTCCAGATGTGCCAATAGACTGGGATAAGTGCTTGGACATGTTTGAATATAATAAAGCAAACACTATTCGTTTTCATCATGAATCATTTATACCAAAAGATCACGAACATCTTATGTTTGGTTTAGAAGATGGGTTTATGAAAACCATACAATGGAGTCAGCGACCACATTTAAGTAGAAAAAAATATTACAAAGACATTGTGCTTCCAAGATGTAAGGATAAATTTTTTATAGAAGATACATTTCATGGAGCAATTCAAGACGATATATCTCCATATGAAGTATTTAATCAAGAAGGTTGGGATATGCATAAACTTTGGATTTATCACCCTGAAGGTAATATTAAACGTTCTTACCATTTAGATGGTCGTCAAGGTACCCGAAAATTTACGGTAGACGATGAAACTTGGGGGTATAAAGAATGAGACTAGGAATCATAGCAAGATCAGATAACACTGGCCTTGGTAATCAGACTAGAGAGTTAGTTAATATGCTTAGTCCTGATAAGATTCTTTTAATTGACTCTACCCCTTTTAATAACAACAAACAGCATCCAGAGTGGTATGACCAATACAGTTGTATTAAGACACAGGGTTTTCCTTCTGTTCAACAAATAAAAATGTTTTTGGGAGATGTAGATGTTGTATTAAGTTGTGAAACATTTTACGATCAAAATTTTATAAGGTTTGCAAATAAACGTGGTGTAAAAACCATTCTTCAATATAACTATGAACTGTTTGGTCACTTATCAAACCCAGAACTCCCCTTACCAACGGTATTGTTATCGCCTAGTTTATGGCAAATTGAAACAATTCAAAGCATGTTTGGAGATAGAACAAAAGTAATTCATCTTCCGCCACCGACTACTCCTGAGTTATTTACAACTGTAAAAAATAATAACATTTCTAAATCACATAACAGACTATTACACATTGCTGGTAAGAAAGCAGCCAAAGATAGAAATGGTACTGAAACTGTAATTAATATGTTAAAACACTCTAAGGCTGATTATGAATTGGTAATTAGAAGTCAAAGTGAAATAGTAACTAATGTAACAGACTCAAGGCTAAAGATTGAAATTGGCAATCCAGAAAACAGGGAAGACCTGTATAACGGTTTTGATGCTATGGTACTACCTAGACGATATGCAGGACTGTGTTTGCCAATGAATGAGGCTTTGCTTTCTGGTCTTCCCGTTTTTATGACAAATGTTTCACCCAATAATCAGATCTTGCCACAAGATTGGTTAGTTGAATCAGACTCTATAGGTACAATTAGAACAAAGGTTAGGATTAATTTGTTTGAAGCAAATAATGTTTTGTTAGCACAAACAATTGACAAGTATATGTCTATTAGTAATAAAACTAATTACAAACAACAGGCTTATGATTTAGGATTTAACAATTTTGCACCAACAATATTAAAAAATAAATACCTAGAACTTATTTCTCAAATTTAGTTTTTTTGATAAATTTATCTTTAAGTATTTTATTAAATATATTATTAAATGAACTATCGGCACTAGATAAATAAGTGTGATTATCTATATTTAAATTATAAGACTTAAGAACTAATGGCCCAGAACTATAAACCTTGACGTCCTCCATCTGTGCGCCACCGACATCAAACTTGTTTCCATATATAGATCTCCATAAAAATTGATCTAACAGTTCTAATACTATCTTTAATTTTTCTTTTTCCATAATCATGGGGACGTGAAGTTCATAGTCTAGGGGGTTTTCAAATCCCAGGGCTTTAAGTTTTTTATATGTGCCTGAAAGTTTTCTGGTGTATTGAGAGTTGCCATTTAATTTTTGATAGAGGTTTATTTTATCTAATAGGAAGCCACTATGAAAATTTTCTATTTTATCTATTTTTTTAATGATATAAAAATCATCATTCATTAAGATAAATGATTCTGATATTTCTTGTGAAAGACAAATTGTTTCTAAATTTTTTACAGCATTTTTATACTTTGAATCTTTTTGCTCTACTTTTATATAGTTTCCTGTATACCAATCAGGCTTACCACCAACAAGCCATATACTTGCTTCTGGAAAACTTTCAACAACAGATCTAATTGAATACTTTAGTTCTTCGTTTACTCCGTCTTTACATATATATACAAAGTCCATATTTCTCCATCATAAAAATTAAGAAAGGCGAATCTATTTTAGTAAATTCGCCTCCCCTAATTAACTAACTACTTCTTTTTAGCAACAGCCTTTTTCTTTGCTGGAGCCTTTTTAGCAGGTACAATCTTGCTAAGTGCATCCGAAACAGCACCTGTGTCTGGCAATACGCCAAACGCCTTGTCGTTAGGGTTGAGCGCTCTCAATGCAACTGGCGCTAAAGCAGCAACTAGTGCAGCCCATAGATCTTTTGGATCTGTTACGCCAGCCATGTAAAGTGCAAATACTGCGCCAAGTACAGATCGTCCGTATGATGCCAACATTGCTTTTGCTTTATCGTTTAGTATGTTATTCATTATTCCTCCTAGGATATAATTTGTGTTAGTGTTTTATAGCCAATCCATAGACCAATAATTCCTGCGACTCCCGCAAAAACTGGTGGTGCTGGTACTGGCAATTTGAATGCAGCAAACACGATACCGCACCCAAAACCTGTTATTATTGATAAAATTATTTCTTTCATTTAGATTCCTCCGACATGCAATATTTATTTACATAATGTTTAACTGTTTCAAGTTCTTCAATAGGCCAAGCATTTAAAAGTAATTGTGTTATACCTTTTTCTTTAAGATTTTTTATAAAAATAACAAATTCATCATAAGTAAAAAATTCAACGTCTGACACTTGTTTTGAAATTTCTCCTTCACGCCAAACTGGACGATAAGCATATTCTTTTGGTAATTTTTCTAACTCTGTTTTATCTTTTCTAATAATAGGAGTTAATGCCAACATAACTTTATTGAAGTTTAAGTTCAGAGGTTGTTGGGGCGCAATGAGTTTACCATTTAAATCATGAATTGCTTTCCAAAATTGACTTTTATAAATTCTATAAGGTAAAATTATTTTACTATCATGTTTGTTTGCTGTTTCTTGTAAAATAGGACTAGTCATTGATATGTAAAAATCTAATGGATTACTCTTATTTCCTTCCATTTTATTTAAAATATCTATACTTTCAACAAGATAATTAAATTTATCAGTTTTATTTGATTCGTCATTTACCTGCCCAACAATACCGCCAAAAGTTTTTTCATGGTCCTTTATATATCCCGAAATAAAATTTATTTGCAATCTATTACCATTTAATATTTCAGACATACTTTTATTAATCATGCAAAGATATTGTGGAGAAATGCTATATGGCCTTATTGCAACTAAATATTTTATTTTTTCATTTGGCTCTACTTGTTGTGCTATTTGTGTAAATATATCTCCCTGTGTTGCATCATATGTAAACATAACACCTGCAAATTTAGATTTTTTTATCCTATCTAAAAAACCTGGGGTAAAATTTCCACCGAAATAGTAAAACTCCATTATGTATTTTTTATTTCTGATTCATTTGGCAAAAACTTTTTTAAATCTAGGTATGCAACAGATATTTTTTTTATATCATCATCTAAGAAATTGCCTTCTTGTAAAGAACTAAATTCAATAAAATAATTAATATTTTGATCAACCTCTTTAACAAATTGAGTCAAACTTTTTTGAACATCTTCAATATATTCAAAGGCCCAATCTCTAGAATCAGATAGGAATTTTATAAAATTTTCTTTATGTAATGTATCGTCAGACATATTGATACCATTATTTGCTTGATTATTTAATTCTTCAAGCGCTCTGTTTTTTATAAAAAGTTCAGCCAGTAACAAGTTAGACTTCTTTAATTTACTGAGCGTTGCCCAATATGACAGTCCAAAAGAAAAAGATAGGGTAACAAAAAATACCAAAAAAATCATTTCCATAGTATCTATTCTACTCTATTCCTAATAGCATGCGTTGTCCAATAATATAAACACTTATCACAACATGGTTTGTTATATTCACTCTGTGTGTCTTTATAAAATTCTGAATAATAAATACGATCTTTACGATAAAGATTAGCCCTATGGGTAATATTTACACGATTTATATGAGATGCCTTGCTCCAGACTGGCTCACTAGTGCCCCACAGATGCCCAGAAACGGCCTCCAGAGCCTCTATATTGGCCTCATTCTTGTCTGTCTTAATACCTCTAAGGACGGCCTCTCTAACCATGGCTTTTGTGTATATTCGTAATGATTTTTCAGCATTTTTCCACATTAATACTGCTGGATGATTACGCCATGCACCTGAAGGTGATTGGCCAGACAGAACTTTTAGTATTTGATAAGACTCTAATATTTGTTTATTTAGACGTTTATTGTCAAGAGACTCAGCGCATTGATCAAAGTCCTTATACGGCAAAAATGTTTGCATTAGTCGTCTTCTTCAATTTCAAATAAATCTAAATCTGATAACTGGCTAAGTCTTGAAGCAAAAAATAAATTAATAGCAACAAGAATGGATATTGTTGATAATACTAATATGATTATTTTCTTTTTCATTTTACTGCCTCTCTAGTCACTAAAACTATTGCCCCGCAATGCTCTAAGGCTTTTTTTAGTTTTACCACATATTGGAGTGCTGATATTTTATCATCATGCCCCATGTGTAAAAACTTTTTCTCATCTAATTTTACTGTAAGAAAGTGCTCATTGTCAATAATTGTAACGCCAAAACCTTTGGGCGGTGTAATTGAGTGAACAGCCTTACGCATAATATCTGTATACATTTTATTCCATTGTCAAGGCTTGCCAAGTCATTGACCAGTCTTGTTTGGTTTTATGTTTATTAAATTCTCTTGAAACTTCTCCACCTTCTAAATATACTCCGCCCCAAACGCCCCACTCTTTTCCAGAAACACCATTGGCAAAACATATTTTTCTAACTGGACATTGCTTGCAAAGAGAATCAACATCTTTTCTAGATCCTTCGTGATCTTCATATTTATCAAAAAATATGTTGTTATCCATCCCTAAACATAAGGCTTCATCTTTCCACAAATGCTGCTTCAAGACTAATCCTTATACTTGTTAGGTATATCCCAACCATTACGACCAGGCTTATAAATTCTATGCAAATACCATTTATCTTTTACTCTAATACCCATAGGCGATGTTTTTGCGACTTCTGATTCTTTCAAATCAATAACGTCCCACCCATCCCACAATAAATTTTTATTTTTATTTATAATTTTTTCCATTGTATTTAAACTTTTAATAATCATTTTATTCTCCTAATATTTAAAAAGACCAACATCAATGTTGTTTGCTTCTGCAATTAAAACTAATTTTGACTTTGTTTCTTTTGGACGACTCAAAAAAACAAAATAATTAATTTGATTTATATTTTCACCTAGCCAAATTGGTGCAACATTATAAAATTTAATTTTTTTGCCTCTTGCTTTCATTCCTCGTTCTGATAAATTAGAAAATTCTGAAACAAAGTTATTTATTTTTAATGGTCCAGCGGAATAAATAATAAAATCATTATCTCCATCTTTTATTCCAGACAAAGCAACACTCATGGCACGTAGAAATACGTTGTAGTCGTTAAATTCCTTTGTTCCCTGAACTGCTACTATCATTTGGTCCCACTCCTTGTTTTAAGTCATCAAGTATTGATAACATTTTATCTAATTCTTCTGTTGACATATTGTAAACATCTAATGGCTTTATTGTTTCTTCGTCTACCCTGCCGTTTATAGCATTAGCAGTATAAAAAACGCTATCCAATATCCAATATGCCTTTCCCTCTGTTATTACTACCTTTAACATATTTTTTTGAATATGTTTTTGAGATTGTGTTACAACTTTGGGCTTATCAAACTGTTGCCTTGGAACAATACCTTTAACTATTTCATAAATATGGCTTTGACTATATTTATGTTTTTTTAAAAACATCATTCTTTTTTTGTTTGATATTTTAATTATAGACCAATAAGCAAGCAATGTCAAGCCCATAACTAATAAATATTTCATACTTTAATATTTTCTTAAATCAAAGGCAGTTCCCTGCCAAACCTTTTCTACCTTCTTTTTTTCTCTTTCTACAATTGCACGACTCCATGAAAATCCTGCATCTCCACCCCAAGCATCCCACATAATTCTTCCATTAGATGGAAATTCTGGACCATCGTAAAAACCTTTACCCTTTTTGTCTACTTCATGACGAGAAAAGAAAGAGAACATTCTTTTAACAGTACTAAGAGACATTGCTCTACCAGCAACTATATCTGTTGCTCTACCCCAGCCCACAGGAGTTCCAGCACCTGTAGCCTTACCATCTTCTTTCCACTTTAAAGCACGTCGTGCAGCAGCCTTCATACCAGCACTTGGAGTATATGTATCAGCCATGGTTCTTATCCTTTTTCTTTTGTTTTTCAACACGTTTTTCTTTAAGAGTCATCTTTGGCTCTTTCTTTTTATTAGCATTACCCTTTTGTTCTTTATTTGCCATTAGTTACTCCTACCTTTGTTTTTGGATATGGACCAAGATCTGCTTTAACAGTCCCGTCTTTTCTTAAACGAACAATTCTTCCATTTTTTATTTGTAATGGATTAAATGCATGGTTTTTAAAAAAAGATGCTGAAGATTTTTTAGACATTATTTTTCCAATGTCAAAGGATTAAATGCTCCACCCCAAATACTTTTGGTTGTAGATTTTGATTCTGACTTATATGTGCCACCACGACGTTTATATTCTTGAACTACCCAAGAGTTAGCGACAGCAGATGGATAAACATCAAATTTATCTTTTGCTGCTTGGACAACTGCTGCATAAAGTTTTGGATTGGATGGTTCACTTCCACCACTTCTTGGTTTAATAAAATCTTCATACTTTGGCTTTGCTTTACCCATGTTGTCATCCATTTCATTTAATTTGCCGACAGGAACACAGTTAGGAACCTTGCGCCCACCTTTGTCTTTCATTCCACGTTGCTCATATCCAACCCAGCATTTCTTTTCCATGTTATCCCATTTATCTTCATCTTGATTATCTGAGTTATAAGATTTTCCTATTTGAACTGAGTACATATTTAACAAATCTGATTGCGATGGCATTGCTGGAATTCCAGTCCCACTTGATCCAACTTCTACTACCATGTCAACAGATACAGAGAGTGACTCCATTTTTACAACCTCTGACATGCGATGATAAAAAACGTATGGTTGCTCTTCCCATGCGCCATCTTCTTCTTTATAAGCACGAACAATAACTGGCTTATCATCTTCAGCATATTCCATTGAATATTCAGAACCAGGAAGTCCAAGAAGCCCAGGGTTTGTCATTACATACTCAACACGACCAGCCATAATTTCATCGTCCTCATGGACAAACATTACAAAATCGCCCTCTACAACATTACTCATGCTTTTATTATATCAGACTTATTTTTTACGAGTTAGACGTTTAAGTTCTTCTATAGCCCAGACGTCTTGCTTGCGTAGTTTTGAAATTTCTACAGGATCAAAAGACTTATTTGTGATTGTTACTATTGGCTCTTTTGCTAAAAAATCTATGTCTACATAGCCTCTTTCCCATAATGAAAGTATCTCAGCATTAACTCTATTAAGATGATCTTTATAAAGTTCTGGCATTACCTCTTGAATTTTGGAGGTAAATGAATATAACAAGGAACCATCTTCAGAATCAACACCCGCAACCTCAAGTGCTCCTTCAAGAATTAACTTTTCAATCATTTCGTTTTCATCTGAAATCATACTTTTCCCATCTGGATTAAATATTCTTTTGAATAGTTTTTTCATAATTAATAAAATTCTCTAATTCTTCCCTTGTTTTTGCTCCAGTTATGCGATTAAGTTCTTTACCATTTTCAATTAATATAAAGGTTGGAACTGATTTTACTTCAAATTTTTTTACAAGTAGTTGTTCATAATCTGCATCTACCATTTGAAAATCAAAACCTTCTTTTTTCATATCTTCAACAACTGGTCTTGTTTTTTTACATGGACCGCACCACTCTGCAGTAAAATAAAAAACAGTTTTCATTTTTTAAATTTTGATCTAGTTATTTTAAGCGCTTCAAAGTCTTTAACTTTGGCATCCCCCATGTATCCCCAAGCATAGCCATCATTAATCATCTTATCGTTGACAGATTCTGTATCTCCATTAACATAAAGCCAACCTAGAATACGACCATATTTTTCTGATGAATCCATTTTTTCAGTTTTAATTACAACAGACTTAGCATCTTTAAGATGTTTCTTTAAATACTCCTTGGACTCAAGGCCAAGTGCCTTTTCAGCAAGATCTTTTGTTCTTGATTCAGGTGTATCAATACCAGCCAGACGAACACGAGATGCAAATAAAATATCAAACCCTAAGTCAATTACAACATCAATTGTGTCTCCATCAACAACGTTTTTTACTTCTTTTACAAAATACTCATACATTAGTTTGCACTCCCCATTAGTCTATTTTCTGTAAGTTTTTCACGTTCATCAATAATTTCAAGCATGAAAGACATCATTTTTTTATATGAATCTGGATCGTTCATTATTCCATTATAGTGATGATTGCAAAACATTAATTCTCCAGAAGTACCCGTAACTTTTGTTAAGGCCTGTGCTTGGCATCTATCACAACGGTCATTAGCATTTAATATATATTCTTTTGAAACTACGCTTGGGTGTTCTTTAACAATGTTAGTCATAGTATTATTATACATCTACTTTCTGTTGTCGGTTGAATAAAATCCCTTGCCATTAAAAACTGCTCCTACATTAGAGTATACACGAACTAAAGATCTATTGCAAGTTTCACAACTATATCCTGGGTCAGAATCACTAATAGATCTTTCTTTTACTACTCTGCTACCGCAAGGCATACAATCATATTCGTATGAAGCCATAATTAATCCACCTTCTTTTCATGTAAAAAACATATAATATTAACTCTATCTCCGTCAACAACTTCTTCTACTTCATGAGGAACATCTTCCGAACCAATAAAAGTAACTAATGTTCCAGGATCTGGTTTCATAGTTAATTCTTGATTTGGAAATATTACATTTCCACCAGTATAAGAATTTGTTAAATATAGTATGGCAGAGTAGTCTTTAGAGTATTTTTCCTCATAATTGTCAACATGTAATAGATTTTTTCCACCTTTTTTCATATGACTATAAAAATATGATTTTAATACAAGATTTTTATTAAAAATATTTGATGCGGTTTTTTCAATATTAGTGAGCACTCCTGTAAAAATATCAATTCCTAAGTTTATGTCTTTTTCATCACTACTTGCAGTTATTTTTTCAATACCGCTAACACTAAAAGATTCTTTTTCACCTTTTCCAGGACCTCCAAAAATTCCAACCTTTTCTGATTGTCTCAAATTATCTCTAGAAAAAGTTGAAACTAAAAGTTCACAAGTTTCTAAAAATAAAAAATCTTTAATATAAAATATTTTATCTTTTAAAACTTCTACTTTTTTGTTTGACTCCACTGGTTCTCCTAATTTTTAGGAGCAGTTTTTTACAGTCATACTCAGGACTATGCCAGGTATTTAAAGTCGCTGTCTCCCCCGACTTATTTATTATACTACTTTATCTTGATTGTTTTTGGTTTCTTTTCTTCTGGAACAATACGATCAATGCTAACATTGAGCATACCATCCTTAAGATCTGCACCAGTAACTTCCATATATTCACCAAGAGCAAATGATCGTATAAATTTACGACCAGCAATTCCTTTATGAACAACTTCAGCATCTGTAACTTCTGTGATTTCACCTTTTATCACAAGAGTTCCATTATCTACTGACACATCAATATCTTCTTTAGTAAATCCTGCAATTGCAATAGATAAACGATATGTATCTTCATCTAGTTTAAGAAGATCATATGGAGGGTATGATTGTGAATTTACTTTGTGTGCTGTATTTAATCGGCCTAACTCTCTGTTAAAACCAATAAAAAAAGGATCATTGAATAGATCCATTGCAAACTGTGTTACCATTTTATTCCCCTTTCAAGCGAATAAGTTAATGTATCCCCGAAGGCAATACATAACTATTATAGCAGAAATGTGAACTTATGTCAAATTAGATTATGAAGAAACTAAACTATCAGAAAAGGCAGGATTAATTGGAGATTTTGCTCCTGCAATTAATTTTTCTATTTCACTACAGATTAATGAATATTCTTCATTAAAAACTTCCATGGTTCTTCCTTCACCCATACTTGCAGGCTTTCCTTCTAATATTAATTTATCTTTAAGAGTTTTTTCTATGTCATAATTTAATGTTGTGCATGCAAAATGTTTTACAACATATCCATCTTTATCTATCAAATATTTTTCAAAGTTTCCTCCCATTTGGGCACCATTATAAAATCCAAGATTTAACCAAGGAGATAAATATCCTCCTTCTGGAGTTTCATTTTTAATGTCGCCATTAAGATTCATTTTACCTAGTGTTAGCATTTGATCTGCAATTTCCTGATATAAATCATGTGGTGGTTTAACTGGTTGTCCTAAGCCATTTACCCCTTCAGGCAAGTTATTACCTAATGTATGATTAAGGTCTGGATTTGGATTAGATGAAACCATTTCTGAAAACTTAAAGGTAGTCCCGTAAACTTCTTCTCCGTATGCTTTTGAGTCTGCACCGCAAGTAATTCCTTGTGACCATTTACCCTTAGTGACTCCTGGTCCGCAATAGTCATTTGTTGGCACAGCAATAATTTCAAAACCCTGATCTTGATACTTTTCTTGTAGCCACTGTAAAACTTCCATCTGGTTGGCGTTTCCACAACCAACAGTTGTATTAACAATTAGAGTTACTTTATTTTTAAATTGATCTAAATGGTTTGCAGTACCTTCTGCAGAATTTAATGGTATCTCATATAAAGGTTTCATAGGTTAATTATATCATCTTTTAGTATTAACGTTTGTACCCCCAAGGGGAATTGAACCCCTGTTACCACCGTGAAAGGGTGATGTCCTAACCACTAGACGATGAGGGCATAGAGCGGATAGCGGGAATCGGACCCGCACATTAACCTTGGCAAGGTTACGCACTACCACTATGCAATATCCGCAATTATGCTATTAATATAATTAATTATTTTTAATTATTTTAATTTTATCATAATTCAAACTATCAACGACTTCTATTGTAATTCCATCAATAGAAATTTTCTCACCTTTATACAGAATTGGATTTGGATAAGGCACAACTAAGCAGTTAGGACTATTTTCATTTGACCTTCCTTCAGGTGTAACAGGATTTAGAAAATTTTCTCCATGACTCAATAATGCATCATATACATAAACTAAAACACCATTTCGCTTAGAAGGCATCATGCAAGAAAACTTAGTTTCACGCCTAGACTCAATTACCACCGCCTTTGTCTCAGATATAGGAACTACTACCATTTTAATTCCATTACCTGACCCACTTAATGGAACCAAGGTAACATCAGTGCTATTTAATGTTTTTAACTCCTGACAATAAATCTTTTCATCATCAAGCCAGCCAGCAACAAAGCGCATCCATCCACTTAATTCTTTAGAATCACCTTCTTGATTAGCCATAAGGTCTAAACCAAGAAATGGGCTAGCGTCTCTGGAATTGCCCACATGAGGCAAAGCCATTGCATGCCCAAATTCATGTGCCCAGTAAGACCAATACACTCTTGGGTTTGTATCAAATATTTTCCCTGGAATTGAAAAGGAAGAAATACTTCCTTCGTTTGTTACAAGATTCTTTACCGCTGCGTCCCAAGGAAATCCTTGTGAAGATTCTTGAATAAAATTTTGACCTTTAGGAAGTATGAAATTAACCGTTTGAATTCCAGTAAAATTAAAGAATGGATCTGCAGCATTCATTGCATTTGTAAATAATTTTGGCCCATTTGCAGCATTATTGAGATTTCTTGAAAGGTCAATCGCATAATCCGAAGTTATTCCTGGGAGTCTCATCCACTTATCTGCGACTACCCACTCAACTTTAAATTTCCCTTCACTAACGGTCTCAAACCATTCAGATGTCAATTTCATTTGCTCATCTATGCGTGATTTAAAATCTGCATCCCCTGGTAAATCTGAAAAATCTATAGGAATTAAAGCCCACTTAACTGTTCCTGTTTTTTGAGCATGAGTATAACCTGGAAATCCTGTAGGAAGTTGAGAATCAAGCCATCTTAATCGGTTGTTGTTTTTTTCTTTAATTTTACATAAATCTATGTTTGCACTTGGTTGAGATGGAGGGGAATAGGTTATTGATTCTGTTTTTGGAACATTTACTACATTAGGTTTTTTTATTGTCCATTTATATGTTTTACCATTTTTAAGACATATAGTATTTCCTTTTACTTTGTTTAATTGTGATTTAGAACAAGATTTATTAGTAACTTTATTTTCTTGAACATATTTTGTTTCAATTACTGAAACTGATTGAACAGGTGTTGAATGAGTTGGTGCTAATAAAGATGCAACGGTTACGGTAGATACACAAATAATACACATTTTTACCCCCTAGATTATTTTTTAATTGTCGTTGATTTTAATTACAACTTGACATGGGTCGCCCCCTGCTTCCCACTCTTCTGATTCTTCTTCAGTCATATATGGATCACCCTCATGGGTATTGCAAAATGGTTCTGTTACCCATCCCCGCTCAATTCCATTTTCTAACCAAATTTCAAATTCTTGATAATTTGATACATCATCTAAAATATTTTTAATTTCATCCATACTTAAGTATATCGTTAAACGTTAACTACGTCAACTGGACCCATACAAGAAGGGCTAAATTTAATAGCAGAATTTACTGCACCAAGCACACGTTTCCTAGGATCTTTGGAATTTTCTGTAGCATTTAAATATCCATAGGCATATTCAGCGCCTGACCCCATGGCTAAATAGTCTAGATTATACTTAGATAAAGACATATCAACTGCGTTGTGTTCATATATTTGTCCTTTAACACAAATTATTAAACCAAGATCAGCCTCTTTGCCAGTATCAACCCACCAATCATTGTAAAAATTTTTAAGTTGTTTAATAAACTTAGTTTGCATAAATTTGTCTGTATCTTTTATATCTGGTATATACGGATTAAAGTTATATCTAATACGTTCGCCGTCTAATGCCCCAGCATATCCAATTAAATACGGACCAAGTTTCCAAACCTTTGGCGCTGTTAAAGAAAGGATTGTGTTGTCATCAGATGCACCACGATCACCAGCCATATAGATTTTATTTTCATGACGGACTACAGCAAGAACAGTCATACAGAAATCCCCTCAGAGTTTACCCTTTAAGTATAGCAAATGATTATTGCTTAGTCAAACACCCTTATTTGGTGATTTTATATCCTTTTGAAGTTAAAAGGTCTATAGCAGCCTGTATTTTTGGATCTACCTTGGCAGATTTAGACGCTGATCCGCTAGACGGCTTTGAGGTAGTATTAGTAGAATTGCCAAACTTTGGTCTACCAAACCCTACAATAGAAACCATAATACCTTTTTTATTTTTCTTAAAGGCACGAAGTTTTTTGCAAACCTCTCCACCATTACGTTGGCTACCTTTAGGGTCTCCTGAAGTATTTCCCTCAATACACCAAACTGTTCCATCTCCATTGTCTACTGCTACTATTCCTACGTGACTAATTCTATCTACCCCGTCAGATGGAAAATCAAAATATGCAATATCTCCTGGCTCTGGATCTGCTAAATCACCATCAATCCATGAGTTTGCTTTTTTAAATGCTTGTGCACCGCCAGGAGTATAAACAGTATTAGGAATTTTTACGCCAGCCTCGTTACCGCACCAATTAACAAATGATCCACACCAAGGTTGGAAGTTAGCCTTTGTATAAGCACCGTACTTTGTTTCGTTGTCTTTTGGTCCTTCAATAGTACCAATTTCTGCTGTAGCAACTTCAATTAAACGTGCTGCTGTACCTTGTTCTGACATTATTTTACCTTATTTCCAAATTTAGCCCACACTCTTTCATGCAGGAAATATCCAATCGCTTCCCATCCAATATAAAGAAGGGCACCAAGACTTGCATACTCCCATTCACGAGTAAATAAATAAATAACTCCAGCAACACCTACAAGATGAAAAGTTTCCCAACTTAATGTCTTTAGTAAGGTTTTTTTTGTAGAATCTTTAGCCATTATTTAATCCAATCTGTGTCTATTGGTTGTTCTTCTGGCATTGCACCATCAGGCTTGTTCAATCTCCGTGCTTTTGCTTCATCAATTTCTGATTCAAGTTTTTTATCTGCTTGAGTGTTTTTAGCATCCATTTCTTTATTAGACAACTGTGCATCCATAATATCTTTTGCACCAGACTGACCAATTAAAATACCTGCAAGTGTTCCAGTAATAAAAGTTGCTACGCTACCAAGAACATTAAAAAACATTTTGTCGTTTTCGGATTGTCCAGTTAATGGTTGCTCAACAAAAATTAAAGCATATAAAATACCCATTGTTGTAAAAAATAATATTGATCCTAAAGTAAGACCTAAAACAAACTTTAGTAAACCATCTAGTTCTGCTTGCGTCCTTCTTTTACCCATTTTCAGTTTCCTTTACTAAGTCTTTTGTGCATACTCCGCTTGCTTCACATGCTGGCGGAACGCACTTTTCGTCTTTCCAATTTGCTGGATCTTGGCACTCGTAACGATATCTACTTTCTAAAACGCCACAGCCTGAAAGACCTAATACAAGTATACCGCAAAGTAGGGATGAAGTCAATTTTCTCATATTTATATTATACTATATATTAAAGAATGAATTATAGTATTATTAAATAAGATTATTAATCTTCTTTACGGATACCTATTGTTGCAAACCATATGGCTACTGATAATAGGGTTACATACCCTACTACCGTCTTTGCGCTACCCTCTAAAACCACCCATGCTACAAAGAAGCCCAGGAATGTAAAGTTTTCATTTAGGGCTGCCATACCCCATTGTTTTAACTTTTTCATTTTATCTCCTTCTTCTAGGTGCAGTAGCAACAATTAATTGACCAGCAATAATTGTTACAACTACAATATCTTCTGCTTT